GACTTTACAGATCTTTTACCTACGTTTCCAGCATAAAAATAATTACTTGTATCCTCGTTTCTACCTTCCCATTTTACATCTACATCTGGTATCATTTTACTACCTACATAGTCAGTGAGGGTGTAGTTTTGTAGATAATTACCATATATAAGCCTATTCCCCGTTATCTCTTGTGCTAAGGCTTTTCTAGGAACGTTGTCCCAAGGTCTAAGTATTTGGTTTTCGGGCAGCGCAGCGTGAATGTTTTCAGTCGTAATAGTATACTCTCCACGATAACCAGTGTATGTAAAATTGTGATATTGCACGCCCGTGGTCCCGCTTATTGTCAAAGCGGCGGGTAAAATCAATCCTGTCTTAGTTTCTGGAAGAAGTTCATAATGACTCGAGTAAGCAACGCTATTCCAATAATTAACAGAGCTACCCACGTGAGGCGGGTCATCCCATTTAATACTATTACCATTTTTTAATACAGTGCTGGCATTTCCATTAATACCCCAAATACCATCTGCTGTAAATATTTCACCGGAATATCCTACAACTTCACAATTTGCAGTTAATGTAATAAATGGACTTGCCGAACCTAAAGAACCGGTTGAAGTCGAACTAACTGTTCCTAAAAATCTACTCAGACCTGTTGAATCCTGCGACGGATTAGTAAATAATGCTATATTAACATTAGAAGAAGCACTGGCCCCATATGTAGACAAATCAACAGTTAAATCTAACCCAGCAATGTTATCAACAAAAATCGTAGAAGAACCAGTAGTGGGACTATAAGTATTACATTTATACACAGTATAACCAACTTCAGGAAGAGATTTAGGGTAGTAAGACATATCCGTTAAAAGTCCCCCTCCGCCCGTCGAAGATGGTAAATTACTTTCAGCACTTCTAAGTTTATATGTTTCAAAATTAACCTCATTCATATAAGCATCAACAGTCATATGTCTTAGTTTCAACACACTGAATCGCTTTGGTGTGAATGTCAAATTATTTTCTATTGGATAATACTCAAAAGAATCATCTGATACTTTTTCTATTTTAGATTTTCCTATATAGTTTGAATGTGAAATAGTCGTATTGCTTTTTGGGTTCTTATATTTAACCATCAAATAATAATCACTCATGTTTCTATTTAAATTTGTATTAAAAAAATTATCATAACGCTTTTGACTTTCTACTAACATATCTCCGGGGGCCATTAAAAAGGCATTAAAAATAGAAGGGTCATCCATTTCGTATTCTAATTTAGGTCTTGTAAATCCAGCAAGTGAAGTATTGTGAAGCCATGTGGAAGATTGCACACTTGTTTTAGATAAATTGTAAATAGAGGTTTCAAACACATCGGGATAATTTGTAATATCTTGTGTGGTACTACCCACTGCGGGTAAATACCCACGAGAAGATATAGGCATCTCTTTTTTGTTTTCTGAGGCAGTTGTAGTAAAATCAGTATTAAGATTTCTTTCTATAACTTTATTAGCCATAATTCTAAAGGCCGATGCACTGCCCTTTATAGATATATCATTATTTATGTAATAGGTATTAATGTCGGGCTTTAGAGCCTTACTTATCATATGAATTTTATTTCTATAATATTTTAGAGTACCCTTACTTAAATTATTATATCTAAATATAGGAGTCCCAAATCTAAATGAGTAATTATTATAAATATCCGAGGAAGAAAAACTTCTATCATCAGATATAATTCTCCTAAATGTCGTTGGTGCATACCCATAAACCGAACCACTACTACTATTGCGATTATCCAAAAGATGTAAGAAACCCCCACCATCTAACCCTTGAGTGTTAATAAGCCCTAAATCTGAAAGATTGTTATAATATGTGTCTAATGTATTTTCATCCAATCTACCTAAAACAATAGGAGAAATATATCCTACCTCAATATCTGTAATACCGTCATTCGAATTTTTTTCTATAACATCTAAATTGCACAAACTCCCCATCATGTCTACATCAATATCAAAGCCTAATGGAGTGTCCGTAGGCTGTGCCGAAGTTCCCTGCGTAGCAATTATATTATCTACATTATTACCTGTAAGAATAGTAGGTGAATTTTTTGTATTATAGTTGGGGAAGGAAGTAGATTCTGTGATAAGATTAAAAGTCTTTCCAGTTCCCTTCATAACATATGCCTTATCAGCACTACCATATAGAGTAGTAACAGACGAATCACGGGTATGCGTTGTAAGAGATTTACCCGCAAGTAATTTTTTATTACCAACATAAATAGGTTCAATCATGCTTCCATTACCATCATACAACCCATCTAAATCCAATAGACTATCAGTAAGTAAAGTAATACTTCCACTTACACCTTTGGCTTTATCTGCACCTACAACTCCTAAAGGTACATAATTTGTATTAGAGTCATAACCATATTTAATATACAGAACATCTCCATATGTCAATGCTACCAAAGAGGTTCCTGTTGTCGTTACAAGATTACCCCTCAAACTTGTAGCAGAAGTAGCGGTTAACCCCGTTGATGTAAATGTATCTGTAAATGGGGTAATAGTAGAATAAACATATTCTTCGGAATATGTGTAATTCTTATTTAAAGGAGTACCTAAAAGTTTTGAAATATCATCTCTCCCACTAATAGTTAATTTAAATGCCCCTTGTTCTATGTCGGTTTCTACGGATTCAATATTACCTTCAAACACTACTTTATTCGTAATTAAATTACCTTTCAAGGAACTCATAATATTTCCTGTTGAATAATATGAAGAGGGTGGGTTAGAAATTAATTCAGTATAACCATCGTTTTTATCTCCCCTTTTAACCTTTAGGTCAAACCCTGCGTAGTCACCGTCTATCCTATATTCCAAGTTATAAATATCCGCTTCAATCTCATCCAATTGCACATTATTTCTGTATATATTGGTATCAATATTGGTATCAATATCATGTCCGACAATCATATTTTCTACAACCGCAGACCAAATATGCCTTAATGCTCGTACATTGGTATGATTATGAACACCGTTCACCGATATATTTTCATAGGCCGCATCGGTATAGTGTCTTCTAAAGGTAACAGTTATTTCCTGTACCCCATCAACGGGTGCTGTTATACCACTAATAGTGTAATAGTAATCTCCCACAAGTATAGGTTCGTATGATGATGAGCCATCATATAATAAATTTCTAAGGTCTTGATTTATTAATCCAGAAACAGAAATAGTAGTAGCAGATTCCTTAGAAAAAAGCCCCGGAAGAGATGAAGACGGTTTATCACTAATTAAAGTTTGATGAATCATTTCCTTTATCTTAACACCTTCGTTATCATTTATTTTATGTTCAAGCATTCTTTCGTTATCATAGTAACTTGCTTTAAACATATTACCCTTGTTGGTAACAGTTTTGCTTGTTTCAACTCTAAAGGGAACTGAAATGATTTGACTTCTTGAAGGGCTATCTACAAATTTAATATAACTAGATAAGGAGCCATCTGTATCATCATAGTTCCTTGAAGAGCCGGTCCAAGAAGTATAATCAAATGTATAGGTTGCCCCTTGAGCAGTAGCAGTATTTATACCTCTTGGTGAAACTCCGTTTGCAGAACCAGTTGTAAAGTGTAAAGTATCATTCAATTGATTATTGTCTATAACTTCCCCATTGTGAGTAAAAAATCCTTTATCAACAATAAAACCAGAAGTTACAGGTGCAGTAACGAAAACAGATTTAGCCGTTTTTAATGCAACAACCCCCTCACTTTTACTTGTTTTTAAAACTGTATATTTTCTTGATGGGTCTAAAGACGAGCCTTCGTAAAAATAAAATGTAGGCCTACTTAATTCTACATACTTATCATGTCGTTCTTCACTGGTATTAACATCGTTATGAAGCCCATAAGCGACAGCCACTACATTTGAAGAAGACTTAAGCGGTCCTTGATATATTGCTATCTTTGTATTTGCGGGGATATTTTCTTTTAGTGTTGGGGTGAATGTAAAGTTGTATAATGTTCCTTCGTGGAGTTCCCTATTTGTAATCTTAGCAATTTGATGCTTTCTTGGGTCGTCTGCATATATAATAATAAACTCATCCCTTGTAGTGCTTGTACCCGCAGAACTTACAGTATTCGACGAAGTTGTTATTAACATATCCAGTACGACTAAATTACCCGCAGTTTCACTTTGATTAGACGCATAAGTATTGATAGCGGTTGAATCATAAACATCTGTTCCTGCTGGAAAACTTCTATTCAAAACATTAGAATCTTGATTTCCACAAGCATTAACATTTGTAAATGTTAGTGTTTGTATAGAACCACCATCACCCGTTGTCGCAACAGATAATTCAAATGTGTTACTATTAGTAATGCTTTCTACATAAGCACCGGAAGGAATACCTGTACCCGAAACAGAAGCACCTACTGTAATACTTGGAGCAGTACCAAGCATGTCAATTGTTGTACCGGCGTTATAAGTACAGGTTGCTGTTAATGTTTGAGAATCTTCTGTTAAAATTTCATAACAATGTATTCCTAACACGGTAGAATTGCTCGCACCTTGAGTAACTATTCTTGGATTAACTGGAACCTTAAGGTTATATGTACCAACAGCAGGGGCTACGGTAAAGTCAGTAGGAAAGGTAGTTCCCTCATTCAAAACAAATACTGCATTTTCATTAGCCATCTAAATTTTCCTCCTCAAAATCCATGTATAAAAGTGTATTTTTAAATTGCGGAATTAAACTATTCATGCTTCTAAATTTATTTCTTGCATTCTTAGTAATTGAAATTTCGTGATATTCACCCATGAATTGGCTTCTTCTTCTCGCAGTATAATTTCCGGCAGACGCTTCTTGACCTAAATAAATATCTGAATTAGCAAATGAAAAATCCCCACCTACTGAATGTTGTCCTTTAACTACTTCCCTCCCATTATAAAAAATACTCATTAAGCCGGAGTTTTGATAACTCACCGCAATGTGATGAGGTACATCTACATAGGTAGGTTCTTTAGGTAAGTCTGCATACAAGTATGTAGAATTACTTGGAGCATTTGTTATGGAAACCATTATTAAAGCGTTACTACCTAAACCACCTATTTGTCCTATCAACAAACCTGTGTTTGTATAAAGATTATCACCCACTACAAATTCTGCTGATGAGCCTGATAAATTAATCGTATTAGAACTAACGCTACTTACCGTTCTCGACGATTTCTTAGCAAGAGGTTTATGGTTAATGTAAAGATAATCTGTGGGATTAATAGAACTCTCGTCTTTTGTTTGGGGTAAAATAACATAGTCGGTTGTAGTTATTGTTGTCGTGGAGCCGGAAATTGTAATTGAAAAACTAATTTTATATTTAGAGGGTGTATTGGGCGATACAGAACCCGTCGTGAACCCTTCAAGTCTAACGGACATATTTGCATTGTATAATAATGTCATCTCTAATAAATCT